AACAATGACTTTATTGAAATTAAGAACTGATTCTTTGCCGCGCCATCTTGAAATGCCTTTGGATTCTCGCTTATGCCAAAGCCCTGTTGAAACATCGTACACCCATGTAACCTCTGCAACGGGGAACGTTAGCACATAGAACTTATGTACAGGGTGATCGATAAAAAATCCTTGCGCCAATTCAGGGTTGGCGTATCCCGTGTATTCTCCAAACCCCTCACCGCTTATTGCATACTCAAGATTGATATCGCTAATTTTTCTGGCTTCTGAACCGTCTATTTGCCAGACCGTAAGATCATTAGCAAGCCAAAATAAATTATCTTTCCATTGTGCTAGTGAGTCTTGTGCGGCGATACCGCGATCAATCGCAGCACCTTGAACCGGCCTAACAGGAACTGTGGTGTCTGTTGGGTCACGCTGCCAATATTCGATAGTTTTTGAGCCAAAAAGCCACAAATTCGTCTTAGTTGCGGCGATTGCTTTTAGTGGGTCTGGCGAAGCCTCTGCACTTGCTAGCCTAGTTGCTGAATAGTTAAGTCCGTCAGCGGTATCGCTTCCGATAAACACATTTGAATCTGGGCGATTTAGCCAAAATATCTGGTTTAACGAAGCAACATAAACATCAGCCGAAAAGTCTGGATCAGTTATTGCTTGAAACCCGCCCGCGTCATCGTAAATATAGCCGTTGCCTTCGCTTATGATGATTAGCTGATTGTCGTCTGTGCCATTCGCGTTAATACTGACTTTTGCTGTAGTCCCGCCAATATTCCCCAACAAAGTAGCCGCGCCTAATTCGTCAACACGGTAAAGCTCGTCTCGTGATGCAACATAGATAAACTCTTTTAGCGAGTAAAGCCCACGTATTGGGCCACTGCCAACGCTAGCAAATGTTTTAAGTCCTGGTGCTCGCCTTACTCGCGTAAAATTACCGTCTTTGTTTGCTTCAATATAGCAGTTGATCGCTTCCGAACGAGAGCGTCTTGAGTTGTAGTTCTGGTCAGCCCCGCCAAGCGCGATTTGTTGGTACATTAGCGGCCACCATTCAAGCTAATCTCTAAATCTGTGTTTTCATTATCAAATGCTAAAGCGTCAGATAGTGATCTTATAGCTATTTCTTTGATTTCCATTGATAGCTGTTGAGGCACCCTGTATTTTATCTTTAGCCGATCAGCAAGGTTATAGGTTACTGCCTCAAGCCACGACTTGGGCATGTCTGCGCAGTCGTCATTATTCACAAAGTCGTCGATCTTGCGCTCATAAGTAAAGTTTAGCGGGTATGTTGAATCTGCCGGTGTTGGCCACGTCCATAATGTGCCTTGTGGCAAGCTGCGCTGATAATAAGTTTGAGATACCTGACCCAAACTGTCCTTAGTTGGCAAATCAAAAAACCGCTTGTGCGACAAGCTAAACAACGGCGTTGTATTTGGCCCTGTTGAACTCCAAAAACCATCTAGACGCCTAACACTATCATTGAATATGCGGTCAACTGAGTCTATCTGGTCACGGTAGAACACAAGCTGTGTTCCGCTGTCCATGTCTTCTGGCAAGCCATCGTCTATAGTTACATCGTTACCAGATACGCTGGACACTTGAGTCCAGAATATATTGCAGTCTTCTTTTAAAAATCCGATCCACCAGCCCGCGTCAAGAAACGCAGTTACCTCTTGACCTAGCGCAAGCTCAGTCGTTGACAGAGTGACTGTAGTTGCTGCTGTCAAGGCATCAGCAGTAAGCTCTGTTTTTGTATAAAAATCAGTGGCTCTTACTTGCTCTATTGTGTAGTTATTCTTGCCAGCTTCTAAAAAAACAATACCCTCTGAATACGTCCAAAGGTGAAGCCCTTGATTGAGAAAGCTAGTAAGTAATATATTGAGACTACGGCGGCCATTCTCGAACTGGTCAGCACTTAGTGACTCACCTTCGATTCCAATTTGACATATAGCGAAAGACTCTCTAATTATGTCGCTTGTCGTCATTCTAAATGCTGTAGAGCCGCTGGAATCTCTGCCAAACGGATCAGTAGTTGATACTGGTGCGCTCATAGTTGCGTGATATCCTCTGGCGGCGTGTAAACATTAACACTTTCCTCGCTTTCATCTTTCGCGCCTTTAAACACACGATTAGGCCTAATTTCTGGCGGGAAGTCTTGAGGCTGTCGTGGCTCGTAATTGTCTTTTTGTACTATTAAGCCATTCCATAGCTCAACAGAATCAGACATTTTAATCTTGAAGCCTGTCAAATCATCAATTGTGTTACAGGTGCCGTTCTCATAATAAGAATTATTATGCGGCTTGCCTTTTCCGCTTGCCGTCTTGTATCTCATCACGCACTGCCAGCGTTAAGAACTTGAACTGTAGCCCCGCCGCCAGCCATTGTTGCCCCTGTTACCTGGAGTGCCTCAATGGGCGTATCAGAAACAACAACGCTTGCATCAGCAGTTAACGAAGTCAACCCAGTAATATCAAACCAAGTTGCTGTTTCGCCTCGATTGAGCTTTGAAACTGTCCCCTTAACAGTAACAGTGCCAGTTCCAGCATAGACAACAATTACAGATGTTTCACCAGAACCCCAGCGGCCATTGATTGGCACAACGACGACATCATCAGAAGACAAGTCGACGCTTTTACTTACGTATGCTGACATAAATCACCCCTTTAAGGTGGTAAATGCAGCCCTTATCGGGCTGCATACCTTGTCAAATTACCGTTCTTTTGCAGCTAGGATATAGTCAACGCTCATAGTTTTTGCAGCAGCTTCGCCATTTTGAACGCCAAAGCTAACAGTAAGAACCTCATCGTCTGGCAAGTTCGTGGTAACGCTTGAACCTTGCTTGACGCCATCAACAAAATAATCGATTTTATCTTTACCGTTGTAATAAAAAGACAACTTAACGAATGTTGCGTCAGCATTTGTTGCTATTGCCGCTGCTGTAGTCGCTGTGTCGTTTTTCTCAACAACAAAATCAATGTTAGCGTCGCCGTCATCCTTTCTAAAGAATACGCCGTCTGTGACATCTAAGGGCGTGGTATCTGTGATCTGTAGGCCGCAAACCCAGTCAGACTGCGTGGCATCAGAAACAGCAATACGAGCATCAAACCAAAGCTTTTTCCCAGCTTCAAAAGTAAATGACTCGCCGACTTTATTAAAAAAGTCACTGTCGTTGTCAGCGTCATCATTAGTAATGAGCAACACCCCGCCATCGGCATCGGTCAGAGCTTCAGTAGCATTGCCTGCGCCTGCTTCAACCGTGGTTATAGTCCAATCTGCTGCTGTAAAATAATCAAAATCATCAAAGTAGATGTGTGCTTTGGTAACGTCAGGAAGTAAGAATTCGCCCAATGGCGCACCCTTGCTTGCCGTAGTTAACCCATTTGGAAATCTAGTTGTCATAGTAACCCACCAGTTTTATAAACCACCGTAAGGCAGTAGGTAATGAACAAAGGGGCTTTCGCCCCAGTTTAATTAGTGCTTAAACTTGACCTGATCCGTAATACTGACGCCCGTCAGTAACACCAACCGAGAATCGAGTTGCACCTTTATAGCGGAAGTTAGAAGTACCAAAGTCATTATCTTGAGCGAACTCATGATCATATCGACGAAAGAACTTGCCGCCATCCGGGACATCAGTGCGTAGGAACCAGTTGTCTGCATCCGTAAAACGATGATTGACATGGTAGCCACCTGGAACGGAGCCAGTTTTAGACAGTGCGTTGATAGCATTACTAGCTGTGTCATTCTGCAATGTGCTGCCCAAGATTCGTTCAGCAACAAAACGCAATTGCCTTGGAATGTGGAGAGTTTGCACTTTAGCAGAAATGATTAAGCCCGCATCGTCGCGGAAGTCTTCAACGTTTATAATGGCATCTTCTAAGCTAGCTTCAGACAAATCTGATGGCGTAGCCAAAACGTTTGAGTACGTACCGCCTTTAATCAACTTGTGAGAGTCGTTAAAAATACTTAACCCGTCCCAAAGAAGAGAAGAGCTATAGCCATTATTAAATAAGTTAGCTGCAATCTGTTCTTCGGTGTGCACTAAAGAACGCTTGAGTGCTGCGCCACCCTTAGTAACGAGGTCCAAATACAAGTTATCTCGGATAGCTTCATCAGAAATAATCATGCCCAGCGCATAAACGATATGATTGTACCGCTTTTTTTGGCCTTCCTGCATTGCATCATATTCGATTTGCTGGCCTTCAGGCTTTTGATTTGCTAGACCTGTCGTTGCAAATGGAACGTCTTCTTCATAAGCTTTCTTTGATTTTAAAACCTCAAGTATTTTTACGTATTCAGGCTCATAGTCTTTATATTCTGTATTAGTGACAGCGTTAAGCCCCTCTTGGAGCATACGTGCAGTGTTGCCGCTACCAGTTAAACCACCGTTTACTGTAATAGTCATTTTATAACCCCTTATACACCAGTGGTGTTGCTGTATGGATCAAGGTTTGTAGAAACAAGCCACTGCGTGTAATTACCAGATCCGACGGTGTTGCCATCAATGCCCTGAACTTCAACAAGCCGCAAAGAAAGCGTGTTTGTTGTTGCAGCGGTGTCTGAGTCAATTTCCATCGTGCTTTGGCCTGTTACCGTATCACCAGATTCAGCCGTAAAGTCAACGTTTAAGCCAACTGAAGTTACTGCTAGTGATGATGTGTCTTGATCTTCTTGCGCTGAATAAAGCACATCACGATCTTGTGGGATATAAGCCAGACGCTCAGTTGATGCGGGTCGATAACTTAAGTATGTATCGTTATCCGGTGAGAATCGTGTGACTGCTCCGGCGATTGAGTCGCCCGCGCTAGCAATGGTAACTACTGAGTAATACTTACCGTCTTTTAATACCGAGGTTCCGGTAAATTTAACTAATGAGCCGACAAACGCCGCTGTCGCATCACCAGAATCAAAAATAACTGCTCTTTCACTACCGCAATATGGCTCACCTCGTTTTGTGACAGGGCGAAAACCATATGCGCGATCTACTTGTGTAGTCATAGAATTA